TGCGGCCGGCTTCACGTATTTGTTCGAGGATGGAAGAACCAAACTCGGCATAATACATGAACGCTCCACTGAACCAAGTTTTTGTATTGGTTACAGTGGTTTTGGAACCCATCTCTGGATTTCGAGCAACCATAAGAGGTTGGAGTAGAGAAGCGGTCTCGTAAAGAGATATAGCTTCAACTACTGATGAATTCTCATCTTCGAAATGATAGGAGCGGCGGACCTGACGGCCCGAGTCTCTCATAAACTGATCGATACGTCGACCAGCAGTAGATACAGCAATTAAAACTTTGCTGATATCTCTTATGAACGGTTCTAGAGCAAACTTTAGAATTAGCGTTGCATCTCCGATTGATTGGAGATACTTAGCCTGTTCAAAAAGTCTACCTATAGCCGCACCAGTTATTGGAAGCCCATCAGAAATGAGCTCACCAATAAATGTTGAGACGTTCGCAGACGGCAGAGTAGGAATCGTACGAGAAATCGCACGACTGCCATAGTATTTGATGCTATTCGCATCAAGTCTATTGACAACGGGAAAATTATCCGTTACATTCTCTGCAAAACTGCCCAACACGAGGGGTCCGCGGAAGCGGACTGAACCTGTACTATTTCTTGCGAAATAGTTCATGTGAGAAAGACGAGAAGTCCTTCTCCGAGTATAAAACTCGTGACCAGTATCGAACTGACTAGGGTTCTCGGTAAAAGGGTTATAAGTAACCCTTGTATCGAGATGATCTGAGTCAGGATCGACGTCTAACTTATTCTTTCGAAACGAATAAGTTTCCTGATCGGATGGTAGACGACCATAATTAGGGTCATCTACTTGGGCACCACCATTGGCTCGAGACGCAAATAATCTAATTTGTGTATCGCGCTTCTGTGTGCTATATCCGGCCATGTCATGCCTTATTTGTTGGGGTGTAACATATCAAGCTACACCGATTTTGGATACCGCCGGAGTACACTGTACAACGGTATCAGAATTCAAGATTGGTTAGTTCCTGAAAGCACGTTAAGCGCTGGTGGAGACCTTAAAG